CTTGGGCTGACTTACCGTTAAAGAAGTCCTCGCGCAGAGCGTCCCCAGTGCGACCAGTGAGCTCCTGCAGAAGCTTCATTTCGTCGCCGCCGTTTCGTAGCGCGTCATTGATCGCCTGGAAAGCAAAGCCAATCTGTGTGCCACCGGACTCTGCCTGTACGCCTACCGCTTTTAACGCGGTGGATATGCCTAGGACTTCCGCTGCACTGACCCCAAACTGAGAAGTTGACCGGGCTACGCGAGTCGCTACTCTCGCAATCTCTGATTCTGTTGCGGCGAAGTTGTTACCCAACTGAACGATAGTTGAACCGAGTCGGTCCACTTCGCTAATGGCAGTCCCAGAAACCGTAAGGATTCGCGTAAGGGCTGTTGCGGCCTGCCCTCCAGACAAATCCGAAGCCAGCCCCAGCTTGCCAACAGTGTCCGTGAAGCGGAGTATATTGTCCGACCCTTTTACGCCAACTTGCCCAGCGCTTTTGTGCAATCTCCAGCAACTTAGCGGATGACACAGGCAGATCGCGGGAAAGCTCCCTAATACTTTGCCCTAAATCGGCCAGCTCAGCTCCGGCAATGTTGGTGGTCTTACCAACGCCGATCAATCCTCGCTCGAACTCAGCAAAGGAAGTGATTGAGCCTTTGATGGTGCTTGTATTGCAGCCGCAGCACCCAAGGCAACAAAACCCGTGGCTAGCTTTTTAATCGAGGACGTAGTTGTGCGGCTCTGGCCATCTAACCTATCAAGGTCGCCGGTGGCGCGTCGCAACCCGGAGCTATCAATTCGGAAACCCAGATTCGCCAGATCCATTTTCGATATACTCCTGTCAATTCGTTGCTTGTGCCCGCCAGTGTTGCTGACCTGTACGCAGCTAGTTATCGACCTCTCAATGCGCTTCTAATCGATTCGCCACTTTGCTTGATGTTGCCGATGAAGGGCCTGGGCACGTCTTTGCCGTCATACTCACTGTGTTTGTTTTGATAAATAACACTGATCAGATGAATGGCTTTTGATTCAAATCGGTTCAACGCTGATTGCGTCAACTCATTCCAGGCATGTAGCTCTGCCCATTCCGGCTTCAGCCCAAAGTCGAGCGCAAGTTCCATAATATGTCGGCAGTAATCGATATCCGGCATATCATAGTCAAGCACTTCCCTTCTCGGCCTCTTATCTTTGTCAGGCTTTGAATTCAGCCACGCTAGTTGATTCGCATAAAGAGACAAGTCGCCTAGCGCTTTGGCAAAAAATTCTTGTTGTTAAGTATGAACTCCTCTAATTGCTGCTTAACGATACTATTATCCATACCGTAGGCTTTCAGCGCATTGCCATGATTAAATGGCAAAGCCTTCCCGCCGAGATCCACATTAACCCAGCCGGCCGTTAAATCAGCAAGCAAATCAAGATTATCGGAATCTTTCCGTTTTGATTCTGCAACAAATGCCGCCGTGTACTCTTTCGAGTACGGGCCGTATGCCGTGATCACAATGTCAGTGTCTTTACCGGTATAGGGATCGACAATCGTGCAGTCGGCTGTGTCGTTAGCTACTAGCAGTGATAGATCCATTATGCCGCAACCTCAACAATGCCTTGAATGTCGATTCTAATGCTGGCTGTAACGGATCGAATAGTATCGCTATCACCACCAGCAGTAACAACGCCGAAGACTAACGTTTCAAAGTAATCGATTTCCCCGTTGCTGTACTCGATTTTAATCGCATGGTTTGCATCCGATGTACTTGCAGAATCAAGGATAACCTGGCCCGCGTCTGTTCGGTTTACGCCGATTTCAATCGGGATTTCAGGCTGATCGAAAGAACCTTTTTTTGTGAACAGTGCCGCGCTGTGCCAGTGATTTATACGAAACGTCGGCATAAGTCCGGCCCATGCCTCCTACGCTGATTACCTCACCAATCACGGTGAACGTTACGGCAGCATCTTCAAAACCTACCTGATCGTAAGTTGGAATGGTATCAGATGTGATACTGACGGTTGAGCCTGCGAACGTAATGGGAGTTGCCATGTTAATTTCCTATGCTTGGTAATTGATCGATACGTGCCATGGGGACATTTTAACCTGAATACGTGACAGTGACAATAACTGAAAAGCCGGGCGGCGTCTGGCTGTATCTCAAAGCTCCACGGATTGCGCTGCACACGAACCAATCCTGTGATCGTGGCGTTCTTTAGGAATGCCGCCTTGACTTCATCCGCTGCCCGATTAACCGCAAGAATCCCGCGCCCCGGCCTGTCGAATACGCTCACCTGGAACAGCCCCTGGGGCACCGTGACGTCTGTTGCAGCTAGGCCGTTATCTATACCGGTGTTTGGCATCACCATAGGCTCTAGCCATACGCCTGCGGCTGGTGGCTTAAAGTCTGTTCCGGGCCATGCAATCGGGTAGCCAAGCGATGCGGCTGATAGCTGCGTGAACAGAGCTTGGGCTATTTGTGTGTTCGTTGGTGTCATCAACCTACCCTCGTTTTGACTTTTTGCGCTGCCTTATCGACGATCTGCTGCCAGTTTTGAGTTGCGCTTCTCAAGAACGCGAAGCGCGCCTCAACGTAGATAGCATATTGGGCCGACCATCCAAAAACAACACGGTCGCCAATCTTGGCACGGTTTATCACAATGCTAATCGGCCCTGCTGAGTAGGGAGAATTCCCGTCCCCGCTGGGGGCGGCATTGATGTCTGCGGCAAAGCTGTTGCGGAGGAAGCTCGTGTCCACGGGCATACGGCCGTTCTTAGCCCTTGGCGTTTGAATCTCTCTAACAATGTCTTGAGCAGCCGTTTTCCAAACCGCCTCTAACCTAGCCTGAGACTGTGCTACCCACTGATTTATCGTTACGTTAGCCATTTAATTGCACCCCTCAGGACTAGAATAAAAGTCTATCTCGGTTAGACCGTAAATACCCTCCGGCCTAAATTTGCCCTCAAAACTGAATGGCTTATGATCGCAATCACGAGGCGTTATGCAAATTGTGCAAATGCCATCAGGAGGGGTTCCAGCGAGGGTGTTCAGTCTAAACTCTCCAGTTCCCTCTATGTTTGTACCTATACGCGCTAGCTTGGGGCGGTTAATCTCAATAACATAATGTTGATCTACCTGCATCACCTCAGCTAAGTAAACCAAGCTGCCATTTACGCTTGCTTCCAGCCATGCTTCTTTTGTTGATTTCATTTTGATCTCCTGGTTGCTGGAGTATAGCAAAAACCCGCACCAGGCGGGCAGTGCAATCTTAGCTGTACCATTTTTCAAGCTTCACAAATTCGTCGGCAGCATGCCCACCACCTTCTGCAATTATCTCATCGGCAAATTCTTGAGTTACCCCGCATCCAATCCACTGAAGCGGATCCGCGTTGAGGTCTGACAGATACCCCGGCAATTCTTCGGGTACGTTTTCGCATCCCCAGTACCAACGTTGATCACCCATCGTTTGCAGAGTCACGCCTTTATAGGTTATCCCCAAAGATTGCATGACTTTTTTTCGGGGGGTCTTTTTTCATTGCAGTCGTTTGCAGAATAAAAGCAATACCGTAAATGCCGCATGATTTTTCATCCTTTTGGTTGTTGTAGTATATCAAAAACCCGCGCTTTGCGGGCCTGTTGGTTGATCGTTTGTCTATGCGTAAGCTGTCCAGCAACACCGCTTAAATTTAACCTCACTACCACAAGGGCATAGCTTGTTGCGCATCCAGCCTCTACGTTTATCAAAACTCATTTCTTTGAGAGTTTTCACGTCCCTATGCTCAAGGCGCACAAGTTTACGCTCGTTTTCTTGGTGAATTTGCCTCCAAAGACTCCATTTCCTTTTCAGAGTTACTCTCGTATATGTTCCCAGTTCGACAATCCATAATTCCTCCTAGAAAAAGTCAGGCTTGGCAACGGATCGAGTTGCGGCCATAAAGCCCTTCTGCAAATCCGTTTTTGCGATTGCCAGCCAGCGCTTATCAAGCTCCGGCATGCCTTCCAACTCATGAAACAATTCGCCAACTTCTGCGGCCTTCTCTTTGATTTTGTTCATGGCGTCGATTTCGGGTTGGCTAAGCTCTCGATACCCTTTGATTTTTCTGTGCTGGTTATCCATAAAATTTACCTTTTGGTTAGAATTAATGCCCGCGTATACAGCGCGGGTCTAGCCGTCTCGTAGCTTCTCCGTCCAGATCACCCCTGCTGGTACAATTCTAAGGAGACGCAAGGGCTCTGGCTGACAGTGTTATTAGCGCCACCGCTGCCTGGGCTTGATCGGTTACTTTGATTTAACGATTGTCGGCACTACGCTGCTTATGACCCTGTGATAAAACTCATCGTCAAAAGTCTCAGGATAAGGCTGACCATCAATATATCCTTTTATAGGCCGTTGGCACTCTTCGCCGTTAATGATAACCGTCATGGTTGGATTTTCTTTTGAAATCATATCACTCTCCCTTCATTGATTTATAGCAGTACAGGAACCACTTGTCACGGAAGTCTGCTATCTCGCCTGTCTGCCAGATTTCCGCTTTGTACCTGTGCGCCTCATAGGCTTCTATGATCATTCTCTCAATCATAGCGCTGCCACCAGATGTCCCCATTGCATCAACCACGCTAACGCCGCTCTGACGTGCGTCCATAATGCTCTCGGCAAGTCCTGCTATCTTTTCACAGACTGACTGCTCTGCTTGAGCCGGTGCTGACAGTGCCATCAATAGTGCCAGTGTTGCGATTAGTGTTTTCATTTGCTTGCCCTCGCCAGTGATACAACGGCCTTTGATAAAAGGCTAATCCTAGTCAGACCATTAACATCTCGGCCTTCAAATAAACCTTCAAACTTCATACATTCCCCTGAAAAAGAATCTGTCATTGACACGCTGCAGGCTTGGCGTGGATGTTCCCCTGACTCATCAGATAGCCTGAAAATGCACGTGCCCAATTTGTCTGACTCATCATATTCGGCTTGGTCCATGTTAAGTATTAAAGCCCTAAAAACTACATGGCCGTCTATTTCTGCGGTTAGCGTTGTTGTTTGTTTGCTCATTTTGTTTTCCTTTTTGATTGTATAAAGTGTGCCGTGAATCACATAGCCGCTATCCATGACGCGATGCAACGTAGACCTGTCAACGCCTAGTGCTGCGGCTGCGTGGGTGATGTTGTTGCCGTGGTAGTTGTCTATCCATTCGCGGATTGGTTCTGCGTGGTCGGTCATTTTAGCTTTCCTTGTCTAATTTAATCAGCGCTCTGCGCCCGTAGTCCGCTGCGTTGTTATCCATGCATCGAGATGCGGGGTCTTCGTCTTCTAGCTGCTCAATGCACGCGGTTAATGCTTCGATTAAAATATCGTAGTTATTTACGCATTTTATAATGTGGCGAGCATTTTTTCGTTGTTCGTAATTAAAATCTAAAACCGGCGCGTCATCCATCCATACTGTGCAAATTGTGCCAATGCTACCTTCTGGGCCTGATATTTTAATCGGCTGAAATGGCTCGTCATGCCACTTTTCGTCGGTGCGCCACGGTGTCTGTGTATATTCTTTCATTTTTTCCTTAAAGCCCCGAAGGGCTAGCTTAGTTTATTTGCAGCGGATTCTGCGTTTAACTTTTTGGCAAACTCTTCTGCGCCAAGAATTACCAGTTTAGCCACTTCGTTCACTACGTTTTCAACTCTTAGCGCAAATGCTTTTTTGCTAACTCTAAAGTTTGGCCGTTGGTCTTTGCGATTACCTTTAACGCCTCTTCTGTTGAAAGCTCTACAAAACGCGGGCTTGCCATGATGATGCTCTGTGCTGTGTGGTTGGTCATATCTAATTCCTTTCGTGTGGTTGGTGTCTCTCTATGACTTAATAATAACACACCCTCGCAGCATTGCAACACCCTAGACATAAAAAAAGCCCACAATATGCGGGCCTGTCTTATACCGTTTATCTATAAGCCTGCGCGTTCAAATGCCTGTGGCTCAAGCCTGCGCAATTCGTCCAACGATAGCGCCACCCCGTTCGGGTCTATAAACTGCTGCGGATTAAGCCGCCCCTCTTTGAATAGCCTTCGCTTGGTTGCGCCATCGGTGAACTTGTCGAAGAACTCATCCTGAAAGCTGTCTGGCTGCCCCCTGAGCCATCCGCCAAAGGTCTTGCGTGTGCTTATCTGCTCAACGCCATCAGACCCAATAGCGGGCCTTGTGGAGCCGCCCTTGAATAGACTGAACTCTGGTTTGACCTTTGCAGCTCTCAGACTGCGGCAGTTGTAATGACGAGGCGCGGTAGGTCCGACGCCAACCGGGTATATGTTTCCCGACAAACCAAAACACGTCTGCGTTGTATTGCTGTCAAGCGTTGAGATCCATTCCTCGCCTTCCAGCACGT